CCAAATCAAGAGGAAAGTTATTGGTATTTCGCAGATGCTCCAAAAAACTATGGCTATTATTTTAACATTGCAGAAATATACAATGCAGCGAATGCTTTATGCACTTGGGCATTCTCAAGAGGTTATAAAGTTGAAGACCCTTTAATGAAAGCACAATTAGAACATATTAGAGGTGCAGGTAATTCAAGTTTCAATAAAATAATGTGGCAGCACGGAGTTGTCAAGCTAATTGTTGGAGATGCTTTTATTGAAGTCAAGAGAAATGAAAAAGATGTAATTTTGAATATGCTTCCTGTATCTCCTGAGAGAGTGAGAGTTGTTTTCACAAAGTCAGGTTTAATCAAGAGATATGATATATGGACAGGCTCCGAATGGAAGCCAGTCAAGAAAGAAAACATGCTGCATTCTTCAAATAAACAAATTGCTGATCAGCAACACGGGACAAGTCAGGTTGAGGCTGCAAAGTTCATTGTAGACAGTCTAAACGAGGCATTATCAGATGAAAGAATTATAAAACACAGAGATAAGGCTCTGGGTATTGCTTATTATGAAACAGATAAGTCAGGAAAGATTGCTTATGCAAACTCACAGATTGAAAAGGCTGTTAAGAATGGTGAAATGGTTGGATTGCCTAAAGATACGGTCAAGATTGAGCCATATCCATCAAGAAGCTCAGAAGATAGAACAGGCTGGATAAGTTATCTTGAAAACAGGTTTTATCAGATATTCGGAGTTCCAAGAAGTATTGCTTCAAGCGATGGAACATCAGAAGTCGGTGGTAAAATGGGTCATGTTATATTTGAGCCTATTTATACTAAAGAACAAAAAGATTTAGAGGATGATTTATGGACACAACAAGCAATTAAAATCACATTCAACAGACCACCATCACTTAGGGGAATGCAACCTGAACTTGACGAAAGCAAGAACACTGGACAGATAGGCATTCAACCAAATGATACAGCTGTGACAATGGAGAGAGAATAATGGCAATCAAGAAAAAGAAAGAAACAAACTTATATCAGAACACATTTCAACCACAAGGAATGACACAAGGTCAGACATTTAAGATGCCTGAGACTGCTTTAGTTAATCCTGAGGCTCAGAAGTTAGGCTTAAATGTTGGATTAACTGATGGAAAGATTAATGTTCAAGATATAACTCCTAAGGTTGCAGAAGCTCCACCAACTCCAACTCAAAATATTTACAAGGGTGTAGATATCTCAAAACCATTCTCAAATAAAGATTTCTTAACTAAAGAAGACTACGAACAAGCCAAGATAAGAGCTGAGATAATGGTTTTAAAGGGTTTACCAAGCACAGAGCAATTAATGCAACAACAACAGGCTGAATTACAAGCACAACAACTTGCTAGACAAGTCGGACAATTCCAACAATTAGAAGTTGAGCCAACAGGGCTTGATGTTGGTCAGGCTGTAACTCAAGGAATAGTTGGAGCTATTCCAAGAGCTTTAAGTTTTGCAGCTACTGGGGCAGCAGCTGGAGCATTAGGGGGTTCAGCATTTGCAGGTGTTGGGGCAGTTCCAGGAGCAATAATAGGAGCAGTTGGGGGGTTTGTCTCAGGAATAACAAGCTCAATGATTAGCAATTTCAAGTCTCAAAGAACTGATACAACTAATGCTCAAAAGAGAGTTCTTCATGAGGGCAAACAAAACCTTAATGACTGGGCAACATTAGCAGCAGCAGACCCTGCAAACAGGTATTTATACATTAAAAATTTCAATCAGCAACTTGCTTTAATAGACCAAGCATACAGACAAATGAAACTTGACACATCAAGAGATGTTGCAAAGTTTGAAACTGCATTGCCTGACTTGGCAGAATTTGAGGCATTTTATATGGCTCAGGGTGAAAGAGATTATCTTGTTGCAAAGATGTATCAGTCCTTAGGAGTGATGCAAGACCCTGACTTTTCTTATCAGATGCAAGAACTTGCTACAAGGAGAGGAATGTATCCAAATGGCACAGCATAAAGGTGATTGTTTTATAGAAGTCAGTAATAATGACATTTACAGAGAAATAAAATGTTTAAGAGAAGACTTCACTCAATTAAGTTCTAAAAATAAAATTAGCCAGTGGATGTCTGCAACAGCTCTCACTTTGACTGTTGGGGTCATCATAGGCTTTGTATTATCATAATGACAACTAAAAAAACATACGACATCAAGAAGACCTTGGTTAAGGTTGGAATTGTAGCAGCAGAGATACTTGTTGCTGGAGTTCTTGCATATATCACTGATAAACCTGCTTTATTAGTGTTAGCACCTTTATTTGAGGGTATGCTTGATTATATCAAACATAGAGATAAATAAAAAAGTTTATAAAGTTCGTTAACTAAGATTTCTTTATGGTAAACGAAGAAGAACAACCTTTATCTGTTCTTGACGACGCTAAAGCAACTAAAGATGCTATTGAGAAAGCAACAGCATCAGCAAAGGCTGAGGCTGATAGATTAGAGAGATTAAGGTCTGAGCAGTTACTTTCAGGAACTGCAGGTGTAAGGATAGAACCTGTTGCTCCAAAAGTTGAAACAGCAAAAGACTATGTCAAGAGACTTGAGAGTGGTGAGTTCAATAAAACACAATGATAGAAGACGAGGAGCTGGGGCTTAAGATTGCTGAAAACAGCGACGAGGCTTATTGGACAGAATTGAAAGAGAAATGCACAAAGGCTATTGAAACAGCTGAAAGGAATATAAAAGTTGATAAAAAAGTCATTGAATTGTGTGATATAGAACTCAAAAACATTACTTCTTATGTAGGTTAATAAAGTTATTCGGTTAAACGAATAAATAGAAAAGTATTTAAAGTTTGAATTCTGATATTTTGGCATGGCAAACGAAGCAGTCCTTGTTTTTGAAACTGACAAACCAATTCCGTTCACTTGTGCAAACGGTGCAACAATTGAAAAAGGTGCTTTACTAACTCTAATTGACCCATTTACAGTCGCACCTTCATCTGCTGATAATCAAGTATTTATCGGAATTGCAGCAGAGGAAAAGATTGCAAACGATGGAAAAGTGAAAATAGGAGTTTATATGAGAGGTATATTCAAATTAAAAGTTGATGCTGGTGATACAACAACCGTTGGACAGGATTGTGTATTAAGAGCAGCAAATGCAATCGGTAAATATGATACTTTAGATGATGAGAAAGGTCTTGTTGTTGGGATGGCATTAGAAACAGGAGCAGCAGGTGAGACAGTCCTTGTTGCAGTAGGTAAATAATATGGTTGATACAGCTGGACAAGCAGAAATCAGGTCAATTGATATCTCAAAAGTAGTTGAGGGATATGCAGATGTTGATATAATTCTTAAAAATTATGTGAGAGTAGTTCCAACAAGTGCAAGAGAGATAAGATGGTATCAGAAGACAGCTGGATATTTAACATCTCCAACAACAACAGCAGTAACAACTGATATGATTGAAACAGCATCAAAGGCAATGCCTGTTGTTATTGAGAATAGTTATACAAGAAATACAAGTTATGTAAAGAAATTCTTTGCTTCTTCACCTTTATTATCTATTGAAGACTTGAACGATAGTGACCCTGATATATGGGGTGATATAATCAAAGACACTGTAAGAGCAGTTAATAAGAAAGTTGATGCAAGAATATCAACAGTTCTTGATGCTGCTGGATGTGGAACAGCTGCTGCTACTGGAGACGGTTGGAATGTTGATGCTAATGGTGATCCTATCCTTGATTTACTTGCAGCTAAAGAAAGTATAAAATCATATGGATATTCAACTGATGACTTAGTGGCTTATATGAATCAAGCTGAAGAGAAATGGCTTTTAAGATGGTTAATTTCTGTTAAGGGTTCAAGTATTCCAGGATTTGCAAGTTCAAGAGTTGAGAATGGAAAGATTATGGAAGTATTAGGAATTAAGATTATTTCTGACCCAAACAAAACAACTGATACAGTTACAGTGTTTAGTCCATCTAAAGCTGTAATATGGAGAGAATTTATGCCTATAACATCTGCAGTTGTAGATGAGCCAGGTGTTGGTAAGTCAGTAAGGGTA